GTAAGTGGTGGAGCTTTAAATGTGGCAGTTGGTGGCTATGCTTTGTATTCTGCTACAACTGCTGTAAATAATACAGCTATTGGTGACTACGCACTTCAAGCAACAACTGGTGGATATAACACCGCTTTAGGTAATGGTGCTGGATATTTAATTACTTCAGGTACTAAAAACACCATTATTGGTACTTACAACGGCAACCAAGGCGGTCTAGACATCCGCACACTAAGTAACTACATTGTGTTATCTGATGGCGATGGTAATCCTAGAGCATATATTGATAATTCAGGACAATTTGTTATTAACGCACCTGTGGCTGGCGGAAATGTTTTAACAGCTAGGTCTACTTCTGCTAGCTCTGGTATGCTTGTTGCTAATGCTAACTTTTCATCAGGAACAGCTTATTTTGGTTATTTTACTTATAACGGCTCTGCCGTTGGACAAATTACATCTACTGGTTCAACAACATTATTTACATCTTTATCTGACCAAAGATTAAAAGAAAACATTGTTGATGCTGGTTCAGGTCTTGATAAATTAGCAAACATAAAAGTTAGAAGTTTTGATTGGAAAAAAAATCAAGAAAAAACAGATTTTGGTTTAATTGCACAAGAGTTAAATGAAATAGCTCCTGAAGCTGTTGTTGCTGGTGTAGATAAAGAAGATGGTTCTATTGATAAGCCTTGGCAAGTAGATTCTTCAGTATTAGTGCCAGCAATGATTAAAGCAATCCAAGAACTCAACGCAAAAGTAACCGCTTTAGAAGCTAAATTAGGAGCATAAAAAAATGGAATATTTATTTTGGCTTGGGTTTGTTGCAGTATTTTTAATGCACATTTTTAATATTATTAACCGATACAAAAAGGCATAAAAATGGAATTAACTAAAGAACAACAAGTAGCACAGGACTATAAAGCAGCTATGGATAGCGTCAATTTATTGACTGCTGGAAAACCAGAGCTTATGTCTGACGAAGAATGGGCTGCTTGCAAACAACGGAATATTGACCATTTGAATATTCAGATTGCAAAAGGGTCTGCATATTATGGAAGTAATGATTTAACACCTTTTGAACAAGCTATTGCTAAGTAATTTAATATATAATATTTTCAGGCAATGATGCCCTAACTTAAAGAGGAAAATGATGAATCCAACCGATGTTTTTAAAGATCAACCTATTACTATTCCAGCTAATTTGGCTTTTACAATTTGGTCATATATTGCCAGCAAGCCTTCTTCTGAGACAGCAATGTTAACTTTAAACTATCAGCAGGTAGTTGGAGCACAATTAAAGGCATTAGAAGATGCTTATGCTGCTGCTAATGCTACTGATCCTTCAGTAGTAACTGATGTAGAAGCGACTGCTGCATAAATCATGTCTTGGGAAGCTATCTTCGCTGGTTTAACCCTAGTTTACTTTATTGGTGGTGGTGTTATTAGCTATTGGGTTAATAGTATCTCCAAGAGTCAAGATAATTTGGCTAAAAATCAAACTATTTTGGCTAGAGATTTAAAGGGTTTAGAAGTAATGCTTCCCAATGATTATGTTAAAAAAGCAGATTTGGACTATAGATTATCTAGAATTGAGCATATATTAGACCAAATTATGACAAAACTTGACAATAAAATGGATAAATCATAATGTTTAAAATGATCTGCGCTTTACTCAAAAAGAAGCCTAAATATCCTGATTTTCCTGTAAAAGAAGAAGTCAAAGAAAAACAGATTAAAAAACCTACTCTTAAAAAAGCGACTACTCGTAAACCTTTAGAAACTCATTTTGCTCCTGCCAAAAAGAAAGCAGTCAAAAAAGCCAATAAGCGATTAGTTAAACTCTCTGAAAAATGAAAAAGTTTTTTGTCGACTTGTTGACTCAAAATGACAATGAAACCTGGTGCATAGCCAGATTTGGTGTATTTCTGGGAATTATTTCTATTGTTGCTCTTGGTTTTCTTCACACTATTTATAATCATAATATTGATTTTTCTGGATTTGGTATGGGTTTAGGCGCAATTCTGGGCGGTGGCGGTGTCTATGTAGGCTCTCAAGCTGCCACTATGAAAGATGGAAATGCAGCCTAATGTTTGGTTCAAAGTTCTCTTTATTGCTCTGGGTCTATTCATTAGCTTTTGTAGTGGGTGTTATGTATATCATCTTAAGCTGGTGGCTTACCAAGAAAAAGTAGAAACTGAAGGTAGAGTTCAAGAGCAACACAATAAAGACCTTTTAGTTCAACAACAACTTATTACCAAGCAGGTGCAAAATGATTACGAAAATAAGCTGGCTCGCATTAAGTCTTATTATGGTGGGATGCACTACTCCAGTTGCGGTCAATTGTCCTGCACCAAGCCAACCACCGAAGGAACTGCTGGCACTCCCTCAGACCCACAATTTGTTGAAAAATGCGCTGCAACCACCCAACAACTAGAGTCTTTAATTGATTTTGTTAATCAGCAGTCGGGCTTGAAATGACTAATAATGAAGTTGCTTTGCTAAAGACCATTGGTTTTTCTGAGATTGGCAGGGATTTATTAGCTCATTCTGACAATGGCTACAATGTGCTCTATGGTGGTACTTTGTTTGCCAGCTATGCAGATCATCCCAGAAAGCACATTACCGCAGCAGGTATTACTTCTACCGCAGCAGGAAAATATCAAATCCTAGAGAGGAATTACGACTTCTACAAGGCTTCTTTGGGTTTGCCTGACTTCTCCCCTCACTCTCAAGATTGCATCGCTTTAGAGATGCTTAAAGAGGTCGGGGCAGACCTTTTAATCAATCAGGGACATTTTGAAGAAGCGATTATTAAAGCCAACCGCATCTGGGCATCTATGCCTAATAGTCCTTATGGACAACATACCAATTTGATGAGCTATTTAAAAGCCTTCTATGAAAATGTAGGTGGAACTCTGGCATGAGTGATATTTTTGATGATGCCAGCGAAACTGAACAACTTCATAGGGAAATGGCAATACAAGAGATCAGAAGTAAAAAAAGGCATCCCTATACTGGGCATTGCCTTTGTTGTAATGAATTGATTCCAGAAGGTCGATTTTGTTCTGCGGAATGCAGAGAAGATTGGGAACTAGAACAAAAAATCAAGAAGATTTCTGGTCACTAAAATTCCCAAGTTTTTTTAATCTCAATCTTGGTTTCACCATCTTGAATTGAAAAATGCCAGATTTCCTCATCTTTTTTTGATAGGTCTGCAAGACCAGCAAAAGGAATTGGTTCTTTTTCCGCTTCTAAGCGATCTTCGGTAGTAAAAGTTGTCATCCCTCTCCCCCAAAGTTTTTTTCATCAAGAATATGTCTAGTCAATGCTTCATTCATAAAACCAATGTAATGCTTGATTTCATCAATATTTTGACCGCCTACAATTGCAGCAGTATGTCCTAAAGGTTTCCCCATTTCATTATAGAAAACCTCTCGCATCTCAAAATAAACCTCATCAGGTTCATCGTACATTTTCATTAATCTGACATTCCAAGTCATAAAATTCCTTTCGTGAAAAATTGTATTTTAAGCATAATTAGCGACTTGCATAATAATATTTTGTACAAGTACATCTAACTCGACTGCGGTATCGTAAAGTTGTTGTTTTCCAACCAAAGCAGGATTGGCATTGAGCATTTCTAATCGGTTGATTAGCTTTCTAACTTTGGTGATTTGTTCACTAATATCATTCATTTGCTGTCCCTAAAATGTATAAATGTAACTACAATAAAAACCAGAAATACTAAGCCAACAAAAGCGAAGCATTGATCTGAGGTCATTTGATGCGAACTACTTTTGCCTTTTTTAAAGCAAGTTCATATTCAATCTTGGCATGGTCATCCAATTTTCTTAATGGAAGTTCCTGAAAGTACTTGAATTTGGCTTGATATTCTGGCAATTCTGATGGTCTTACCCATCCGTATTGTTTAATCCATCTTTCTTCAATATTTGTACCTGCTGCTGTCCAGACATATTCATTCATGATTGCTCCTTAAAGTGGTTCTCCATATTTAAACAATACTTCTTTTGGTACTAAAAATGCTTTTTTTGATCTGGTATCTCCTTTTCCTATAAATTCAACATATTGCAATTTGTTTAAAAAAATACATTTAATAATATTTCTAGGTGTAATTTTTAAAAAAATTTCACCATCATGAATAATCCAAAGATCAGCAGTAGTAGCCATTAAACCAGACGGCTTATCATACATTTCAATTTCTATAACAATATTTCCTGTATGCTGACTTTTTTGATCTGATTTGACTTCTACTGACTTATGAATTTCAGGAATCCAAATGTCATAGCCTTTATAAGCATTGACTAAAGTTGCTGATGGAAACTTTTTTTGAAGCATTCCAAGAACTGTTTTTTCAATTTCAATTCCTACTTCTAAATCGGTATCAAATGTTGTCATTAAATTCCAAAAGCGAACATACATCCAAAAATAATGCCCATCGCAATGACTCCTACCCATTCAACCCAAACTGGAAGTTCTAGCGCATCAAAATATTTCAACATTTCATTTCCTTTCAAAAAGGTGCTGCTGCAAAGTTATAAGACTTCAAAGGTTTCTTTTTGGTCTTGACAAAGACATAAGACCAACCATCTCTAATACTGACAAGCTGCTTTGCTTCTGCTTTATGACGAACTTTCCGCATCAGCATACCTAGTTCGTCATAGATGTAATACATGGTTAATTGACACCAAAGAAATTGCGGTTAATTTCATTATCAAAAATCGCTTTAACTCTGTAATTGTTATATTGTTCCGCTAATTTTGAATGTGCAATTTCTAATTTTTGACACAACATATTTGCTTCTTCAACATTATCAAAATGGGCAATTGTTTCCCAATCTTCATAAGGATATTGCTGAACTAAATAAATTTGACTCACTTTGATTTCCTTTCGTGGTTATCAGACTACATTCATAGTATTACATAGAACTATTACATCTGCAATAGGGTGTTGCTTTTTTGCATGGGTGGAGTCCCTACCCCTCACGAAAGGTCTGGCATTGCACCAGAAGGTAATTTTTGGGTGTACCACTCCCAGAAATAGGGACTCCATGTTCATTTTAGCTTAAAAAGGTATATCGCTATCTAAATCAACCGCTTTTTGTGGCTTTTGAGAAGGTTTTGAATCTTCTGAAGGCTTACCCCCAAGCATTTGCATCGTGCTTCCTATGACCTTTGTAGAGTACTTTTCGACACCAGTATTCTTGTCGGTGTATTTTTCGGTTTTAAGTTTGCCTTCCAAATAGACTGAACTGCCTTTTCTGAGGTATTCACCAGCGATTTCAGCCAGTTTCCCAAAAAAGACTGCATTAACCCATTCGGTTACTTCTTTTTGTTCTCCTTGCTTATCCTTATATTTTTCGGTACAAGCTACAGAAATGTTGCAAACTGGGCTGCCATCTGGAAAGCTGCGAAGTTCAGGGTCTTTACCCAAATTGCCAACAATAATTACTTTATTTACTGATGCCATAATTTATCCTTGATTAAATTTGCCGATTTAACATGAGTTCGGTTTCTCTTTCTACTTCTTCCAAAAACTTCTTTACTTCATCTTCCATGATGCCAATGAACTTGTCATCTCGGAAAACCCTTTTCACAAACAATTGACTTTTCTCTGGCATCCTAGGATCGAAGGAAATAAAGTCATTCCATTCTCTGCCAGTACAAGACAATTGGGCTTGCATCTGAATAAAATATTTATTTGGTGGTTCACCAGACTTTAGATATGCCCAATGAGTTGCAGAATTGGGACACTTGATTTCACAAAGCCCATCAATATTAACCAACCCATCAGGACTAGCACCAAAGCCTTTAATGGTGGAATGATCCACAAAAGGCACTTGCTCGACCAAGACATCATTAAACACTTCATAAGCCATTCTCGCTTTCGGTTCAGTTTCAGTCCCCCATGCCATAGCAGCATTAGTATAGGACTCCTCGATCTGACCTGTAACCCTCTGGATTGCCAATTCAACTAAGTAATTACCCCTAGAAGCAGATACACCAGTTTTGGTTTTTGCCAATATATCTGCGACTCTGGAAGCGGTTACTTTGCCCAGGCGAAGCTGATGCCAAGCATCTGACCCCTGTTCAATAACTTGAATGATTTCACTCATTTCTCTTGTGCCTTAAATTTATTGTTGCGCTGATTTTCTGATTTTGTAACTGCTCTTAGATTTTCAATTTTGTTGTCAAATCTATTGCGATTTATGTGGTCAATAACCAATGGCTCAGGCGGTAAATGACCATAATGGTACAAATATACAAGCCTATGTTTTAAATAATATTTGCCATTTATACGGATTTGAGCATACCTACGATTACCATAATGACCAGCAACATCACCAGCTTTTACATTACGGCTTGGGCTTTCTTTCCAATACAACTTGCCTTCTTTGTAATCAAATAGCTTATGTAATAATTCTTGATTCATTTCTCATTAGCCTTTCTTAGTACATTCCTACACAATTCAATTTCATCGTGGCTTAAATCACCAAACATTCCCATATCAATGGCTACTTGATTTATTTCCTCATCTGTTAGTGTCTTTGCTTTCAACGATTCTATTTCAGCTTGTTGCTGTTTATGCTGCATTTCTAGTATTGCAATTCTGTCACGCTGTGCAACATGGCGCAGTTCGTACTTGGTCAGCTTTTCTTGTTGCTGGCGTAGCATGGTGGCTGCTTCTTCAACAACATCCCAACACTCTGCTGCTTCTTGAATATAAATTTTATGCAATTCATCGGCTAGTTCATTGTTCATTATGACTGCACCGCCATTAATTCATTCTTGCGAATGTCTTTGGCTTGCTCCAATTCTTTTAATGTGCCACAAGCCTTAACTGCTGCAATATAGCTATTCTTTAATTCATCTACAGTTGTAGATTTCATAATATTGCTGATGTATGGCGCAGTATCAACTGGTTCTTTTTCATCCTCAAAAGGCAGATCATCTCCAGAATATATGTATAGACCCAGACCGAAAAGACTGATAGTCTTTGTTAGGCAGCGCATCATCGCTGTATTTACATCCATAGCATTTGGATTAGGGATAGCTTTATTCTGATTATTGATAACTGGCATCTGGCAGGTCATAGATTTGCCAAAAGCATTGACAGTACAAAAGACCATCAAGGTTTCATTAAAGTAAACTGGATCACCAAAAGACCAAGTGGCTGATGGATCATTTTGCAATAGCTGATCTACAGCCCATGTCCAAGAAAGATAGGTAAAGCGACCCTTCTTTTCGGTATGCTCATTAACATTGATCTTGCGAAGTTCATTAAAAGTTTTCATTATTACCTTTCGTGTTTAATCTAAATAACCGCTAGACAAATTTGCTTCTGCATGGCTGTTGGCATAGCCTTCCATATATTCATAAGCCATATCCCACAACTTGCGACCCAAGGCTTCAAAATTAATATCTACATGGGGTTTAGAAAGCATTTCCTCGATAATGGCTCGATTCTTTTCATTAGCTTCATAAATGCCTTCGGCAAAGTTGGAATACTTTTTGATGCTATATTCATCTTCCATGAGTTCAGCAACTCGATCATTGATTCTATCTGAATCATTGTCATCTTCTGGTTCATAGTAGCGATTGTTGTTGTACATCTTTATCTCCCTTTCGTAAGTTGATACAAGTAGTATTACACAAAACTATTACACTTGCAAGAAGTTATGTGCAAAAATGCAACATGACCGAATTAACCCTCATTCTGCCCCTTCCACCCTCAGTAAATAGCTACTGGGGTTTTGCTGGTTCTAGGCGGTTTTTAACTCTTGCAGCCAGAGAGTTTAAAAAAGAAGTAGCTCATATAGTGAGCCAGCAGCATCTTAATTTTGGGGACAAAAGATTGTCCTTGACAGTAACTTTACATTTCAAAGATCGTAGGAAGTCTGACATTGACAATCGGATCAAGAGTTTACTGGATGCTTTAGTGCAAGCTGGATTATTTGATGATGACTCACAAGTTGATGAACTTCATGTATATCGAGGGGAAATCATAAGACAAGGGAAAACCATAATAACAATTTCTGAAGTGCAAAGTAAAAAGTAGTATGATTACAAAACTATTCAATAGCTTTTGAATAGCAATTAGCGAGATGCTTATATAACTTTTGAAGAAAAAAGGATAACTATGCTTGAATTTCCATCCCATGATGGGGTTGAAGTCTATGCAGGTCAGACAGGATTTATTTGTTTTAAATCAATTGGTGATCTGCAATATTCAGAACCACAATTAGTAATGCTTACCATAGGTCAATTTAGAGCAGTTATTAAAAATGCTCAAGAATTGATAGAGCAAGCCGAATACAACAAAAATAACCCAGTAGAGGGGGATAGCAATGCTGCTAATTCCTAAAAACTGGCAATCCTTTCAGCACTATAAAGACCGCAATCCACCCTGGGTAAAACTTCACAAAACTCTTTTGGATGATAGAGATTTTTCTCGCTTGCCTATTGCTAGCAAGGCGCTAGCACCTATGCTTTGGTTGCTAGCAAGTGAGTCAAAAGATGGTATTTTTGATGGGTCTATAGAAGAAATAGCTTTTCGCCTTAGATGGTCAGAAAAGGATGTAACTATCGGTCTTAAACCATTGATAGATAAGGGATTATTTTCTATTGCTAGCGGAGTGCTAGCAGAGTGTTATCAAGATGCTATACCAGAGACAGAGACAGAGACAGAGAGAGAGACAGAGACAAAGAGAGAGACAAAGACACCTGAAGGTGTAAGTGTTGATCTTTGGAAAGATTTTTTGGTTTATAGGAAAAGACTGAAAGCACCAGTTACAGACAGAATTGTGAATCGTCTAGTAACCGAAGCTGCCAAAGCCAAGATGCCATTGTCAGAAGTCATTGAAATCATCATGTTTAAGGGATGGCGATCTTTTGAAGCTAGTTGGGTAACACAAGCAGCCCTAAAAGCTCAGGAAATGCCCTTAGGAAGCGATAAACAGATTGAGGAAGCCTATAGGGTCGAATGTGGCGGTGATCCAGCCAAGGCTCGATTTGGTAGTTATTTCGAGATGAAAAAATTTATTCTGGATGCCAGAGATAAAAAAAAGAAGTAAGATTATTAACCTATTACAAGGAGTAGTTGATGGAAAAGCAAGGTGCAGCATCTAAGGTCAGGGCAGTATTCATTGAAGAACAAGCCCCTCTGACTTTGTATGACATTGCTGTAAAGACCGATCTCAAAGCCCCTCAAATCTCAATGGCACTTTGCTATCTTCGCAGACAGCGATACCTGAGTAGAACTTTGGTTTGCAATCCTCATGCTAAAGGCAGAAAAGAAGTTTGGCAATATGAGTACCACCCAAGTCGAATTGCATAAATTCAAGTGCGCTGTCAGGCAGATGCTTGCTTATCGCAAGGCTTGGGGTCTTAAAAAGTTTCAAGTTTATATTCGTGGTGAAAGGACAATCAAATTATGGATGACATTGGAACAATCTTTCGCAGATCAATGGTCAAAAGGGAATCGGGGGGAATGGACAGTATGGAAGTAAACCGACTTCAGGAAGAACTAAAAAAAGTAAAGATGGATGCCGACTACTGGCGATTAGCTTATGACAAGCTGCTCAAGCATATTGAGCACCAGGACTCGTATATTCGTCATTTGGAAACCCAAGTCTGGGGTGGGAAAACATTTTGAGTAGTTGGCTCATCATTGTTACTGGCTTGATTTATGCCTACATTGGTTTTGAACAAGCCTTTAAAGGTAATATTCCTATGGGTATTACTTATCTAGCATATTCACTTGCCAATGTAGGACTTTGGATGATGGCTAAATGAACTTAGAGCAACTGAATGAAAATAGGGTAGAACAAGCCCTTACTCGCCTGGCAAACTCAGATGAGAATCATGCAGCATGGGCAGGGCAGGTTAAATACCTTGAGGAAGGCTTAAAACAAGCTAAGGCGCACTCTTTTCTATTGGCTGAGGGGACAGTAGCCGAAAGGGAAGCAAAAGCCATAGCGAGCCTTAAATACGAAGAAGCACTCGTAGCATGGACAAATGCCTTAAAGCAGTTTAAAAAGATAGATAATGAAAGAAATCATGAGATGCGAATTATTGACATTTGGCGCACCCTATCTTCAAACCGCAGACAAGGCAATATGTAATGGCTACCAAAAAGGAAAAGGAACATTATGACAAACTTGTCAGATTCGGCTGTGTCCTATGTTTCTTCCTTGGATATGGTGAAGGGACACCATCCGAAATTCACCATATTCGAAGAACTAGACCGAGAAAAGATAGTCCTGCCATCCCTTTGTGTCGAGAGCACCATAGAGGAGATACTGGGATACATGGGCTTGGGCGCAAGCGATTCGAATCTACCTATGACATAACTGAGGAAGAACTCCTAGAAATTGCCAATGAATCAATAGGTTATCATTGGGAAAAGGTTTCTGATGGTGTGATGATGGGGAGTCTAATTCAATGAATGAAGTCGATGGAGTTACTCTATTTTTTTGTATGTTGGTAGCTTTGATACTTGTATTTTGGTAATCCAATAGTAAAATTGTGCAATGCAATATAACTTAAAGGAGATTGTTATGTACGATTACACCGAAGTATTTGATAAATATAAAGAATTAGTTGATCGCATCAATCAAGTCAATGAATTTTGGCTGAATTCTTTGTATTCAACCACCAAAGCATTTTTTAGTCTGTAACAAGTTATTAGACAGTCTTAGTATTGTCTAATAGCGAATAACTCTGAATGGGTTCGTGGCTTTTTAAATCAACATTACAAGCCCATTTAACTGCTTCTTCTGCGGTTAGACCCATTCGCATACAGACTTCTGCTGCCATAGCACCAGACCCAATCGCCATAAATGTTTTGGCTCTTTCCCATTCCAGATCATCACCGCAATAGAAAAGACCTTCTTTGGTCAATTTGATAAAAGAACTATCTGGCTTTAATTTAGGTTTGACTTTGCCTTTTTTATTGATATATTCAACAACCTTTTCGCAATCACTCCAATTTCCTGCAACTCCAAGCCAGCCACCATCAATTGCAACAATCTTTTCTTCAAAGTATTTGATACCAGTATCTTCATCAGAGAATTGACTATCTGAAACCAAGACTTTATTAATCCAATCGCCAACAATTGTAGTCATGTTTATACCTTGTTTATACATCCTCGGAATTCAAACTCATCCTCACCAGATACCATAATCAATTCTGGCATTAACATTCTGCCATTTTCCCATGATAGTAGGACAAACCCTGATCGCCAATCTACTGGCGCATCTTCTGTATAATGTACAAAGGCATCGGAATGAATATCGGCTAGTGTTCCAGTTTGAACACCCCATCTCGTTCCCATGTTGAAGGCAGGACTGAGATCGGTAATAGGAAATGCGGATAAATTGTGGGTATGCCCACAGATATAATTGATACCGCTATTTAAGGCATTGCTCCTAGTAGCACCGAAACCACCCTTCCATCGGTGTTTTATGCAGGTATCTTCATTGACCCAAAAAGACCAGCAAGATTTCCATAGCGGAAAATGATCTTTAAGGCTAAATCCGAGAATACCCTCATAAGTCGCTGCACCTGAATTTGACAGAAATGTTTCAAAGCGAGCATCATGATTACCCAGACACCATATAAGAGGAGTATCTTTTCTGGCAGCATTTTCAATTCCTGTCATAAATTCCTGACAGGCTTCCAATTCTTCTTTTACTGTAGGAGTTTGCGACCAATTGATTCTCTTATGTGCGCTATTTTGACTTCCATCGAACATATCGCCATTAGCTACAATCGCTTTGAGTTCACCTTTAAAAGCCTTAATCATGGCTAATAATGCTTTATAAGCTGTAGTTACTTCGCCTGGCTGAAAGTGAGCATCAGAAAATACTATGACTCGACCTTTATCTGGAATCTCAATACCCCTGCGAACATGACCAGAGGTTTGATCTATTTTCTTAATATTAGTACGACCAGTTGATTGCGGATTAGTCGTTGGTAATTCTATTTGATACTTTAACTCTAAAGCCCTTCTTCTAGCATGGACTGATCGAATACCCATCTTCAATGCTCTTGATACTCTATCTGGACTACCCAATTCTTTCCAACATTCGATGAATTGCTCATCAGTAGCAAGGTAATTAGACATAAGACTCCCTAAGTGAGTAAGCGAATCTTAACTGAATTTAATTAATAATCAATGACATATTTGTAACCCTTATGCTAATATGACATTGTCAGATAGGGTACAACTGTCCTTGTATGCCACAAATAGTCAAAAGCTATTTCCTATCTGACACCCATTAGTGAAGATTATGAGTAAAAACAAGATAGGTAGACCATCCGATTATTCATTAGAGTTAGCAATCAAAATCTGCGAAAGAATTGCTAATGGAGATGGTTTAGTCAAAATTTGTCGAGATGACGAATCCATGCCCCATAGAAGTACAGTCATGTCATGGTTGTTTAAGCATAAAGAATTTGCAGACATATACGCACAGGCGAGAGAACATCAAGCCGACTTCTATTTTGAGGAAATATTAGAAATCGCTGATGGATCAGAAGCCGATGAACTATTAGATAAGAATGGCAATCCTACTGGTAAAGCCAATCATGAGAACATTAATCGCAGCCGACTCAGAGTTGATGCGAGAAAATGGATTGTGGCAAGATTAGCTCCTCGCAAGTATGGCGATCAAGTTCAATTTGATGCCGAGAATAACAATTGGACAGTTAATGGCATCCCAGTCAAAACAAAGTAAAGAACCCATAAACCTACCCCTTTTTCATCAGGGACAACAAGAAGCCTACAATGCTTCCACTCGATTCTTTGTAGTGCGCTGCGGTAGACGATGGGGCAAAACTGCAATGATGCAGAATATTGCTTGTGCAGCAGCAGCCCAAGGCGAGAAGATAGGCTGGTTTGCTCCAGACTACAAAATTCAATCGGAAGCCTTTCGAGAGATTACCGACCTATTATCCCCAATGATTAAGCAAGCATCCAAGATTGATGGAATCATTCAAACCTATACAGGTGGGCGCATAGACTTCTGGACTCTGGAAAATGAAAGGGCTGGTCGATCCAGAAAGTACCATAAAGCCTTTATTGACGAAGCAGCCTTTACCAAGCCGAATATGCCAAAGGTCTGGCAAACTGCGATTAAACCAGCATTACTAGACTATCAAGGCAGTTGTCTAGTAGCTTCCACTCCTAATGGCATAGATAGCGATAATTTCTTTTGGCAGATATGCAATCAACCTGAACATGGCTTTACTGAGTATCATGCCCCTACTTTTACCAATCCATTCTTGCCAGCCGAAGAACTCAAGAAGCTGGAAAGAGAAAATCACCCATTAGTCTTTAAGCAGGAATATCTGGCTGAGTTCGTGGATTGGGCTGGTGAAGCCTTCTTTAGTGTCGATAAGCTGCTAGTCGATGGTAAGCCAGTTGCCTATCCTACTAAATGCGATGGTGTCTATGCAGTCATTGATACTGCGGTCAAGGGTGGAAAAGAAAATGATGGTACTGCGATTGTGTATGTGGCAGTCGATAAGTACACCCAAAACCCCTACAACTTGATTATTCTTGATTGGGATATTGTGCAGATTGATGGCGCAATGTTGGAAAATTGGATGCCAAGTGTTTTTGCAAGGTTGGAAGAACTGGCTAGATTGACTAATGCAAGGGCTGGAGTTGTCGGAACATTCATTGAAGATGCTGCTGCTGGTTCGATTCTCATACAACAAGGTCGCAGCAGAGGATGGAATACTCATGCGATTGATTCTGGACTGACTTCAGTTGGCAAAGATGAAAGAGCCATTTCTGTATCAGGTTACTTTCATCAAGGACTAATGAAGATTAGCGAATATGCTTTTGATAAAACTATGACATTTAAGAATGCAAGTCGTAATCATCTATTATCTCAAGTCACCAGTTTCAGAATTGGCGATAAAGAAGCCTACAAAAGAGCAGATGACTTATTAGATGCTTTCGTTTATAGTCTAGCCATTGGTGTTGGTGATAAATATGGCTACTAAGGAAGAACTATGTCAGATGTAATGATTAATAATACATATCTTGGCGGTGAGTTGATGAGCCTTTTAAGTGCTGACAACATTCAGCCAGGTTCGCAAGCAGGATATGAATTATGCAAACAAATCTGGACATATCATCCTCTCGGTGGCAAATTAGTTGAAAAGCCTGTAAAACTTGCGCTATCTAAGCCAAGAACTATTACAATAGATGCTCAACCTAAAGAAATGTTGGCTGAAGCATTTAATAGAGAATGGGAAAAACTCGGTGCTACTAATCATATTCGTGATGTTATGTTTATCAATCGTACCTATGGTGCTGCTGGCATTGTTGTGGGGGCTGATAAGATTCCTACTACTGATCCCATTGACCCTTGGAATCTTCCTTATCTTAATCTTTATTTTAATCAGTTAGACCCACTCAATATGGCTGGTTCGATTGTGACGAATCAGAACCCAAATGCGCCTGACTTTCAAAAACCTCTTGCCTATACTACTGCTGCTGGTCAGCCCTATCATCCTAGTCGTAGTGTTGTTGTTTTTAATGGCACTCCTGTATATCTTCAATTTCAGTCTAGTGCCTTCGGTTTTACAGGTAGGTCAGTCTTTCAAAGGGCTTTATATCCACTAAAGTCTTTTATTCAATCTATGATTACCGATGACTTGGTGACATTCAAGTCTGGCTTAATCATTGCGAAACAAAAACCTGCTGGATCAATTGTCAATCGCTTAATGCAAAATGCTGCTGGTATCAAGCGCACTTACTTGCAAGAAGGCGGTACTGGTAATGTGCTCTCCATTGATATTGATGAGGAAATCAACTCTATTGATTTGACCAATACCGCAACATCTATGACAACTGCCAGAGATAACATCATTGCCAATATCGCTGCTGCTTCTGATGTTCCTGCTTTGCTCCTCAAAGATGAAGCCTTTACTCAAGGATTTGGCGAAGGTTCAGAAGATGCAAAAGCCATTGTTCAATACATTGATGGCATCCGAGTGGATATGGAAAGCCTATTTGCTTTCTTTGACAAGATCGTTATGCACCGAGCATGGAATAAAGAATTCTATGAAGCTGTTCAATCTGCTTATCCAGAAATCTATAGCAAGATGTCCTATGAACAAGCATTCTATCAATGGCAAAACAACTTCAAAGCTGAGTGGGAATCACTCATGGAAGAACCACCTAGCGAAAAAGTAAAGGTGGAAGATATTAAACTCAAAGGTATTACTGAGTTGCTTCGCACAATGTTGCCAGTTGTTGATCCACAAAATAGGGCAAATTTAATTCAATGGGCTACTGACAATATCAATGAAATGCCAGATATGTTTCAGAGCAGCCTACAAATTGATGCTGATGCTATTGCCGAATATGAAATTCCAGAAGCGGAACTTAAAAACTTACCAAGGCTGGATGCTTACTTTGCAAGGGGAGATTGGGCTAATCCCATCCCAAAGGCTGATGCTTTCCTAGAATCCGATCACCCCAGAGATTCCGATGGAAAGTTTACTTCTATAGCTGGTGGTAGTGTTGCTACTGAACCAATGGGCAGACAGACCGCAGCGATTACTGCACCAGCAGCCAAAACTGCTCTGACTGAGAAACCACAAGCACCTAGAGCAAAAACAATTGAAAAGCCTGAAGCACCAAAAGCCAATCGTGCTAAAGAGCACTTGGCTGGTAAGCTGAAACAAGTTGATGTAGAAAGATTGCCTGAAGAAAAACAAAAAATCTTTACAGAAATGTATGAGAAAGCAGCCGAGAATAAAGATCACTTCGACAACACCAACTTAAAGATTGCTGAAGAACTAGGTGGTCGGGCTGCGATTGTGCCATTGAAGGGATCACAAAGAGCAGTCGATAAGATTACTAAGTCGTATGACAATGATCCAACCAAGATTAAAGATTTACTTCGCACTACCATTGAAATCAAATCGCTAAAAGATGTTGATAGCGCAATTAGCAAACTCAAAGCTGAATATGGTACTCCAGTTAAGCTGAGAAACTTGCTTGATCCTAAGTCTGATTCTCTGGGTGGCTCTGGCTATCGAGATGTCAATATGGTAGTTGAGGTCAATGGCTCTTATGCTGAAGTGCAGATCAATTTACCAGCGATGATGGAAGCCAAAGAAAAGGCGCATGGCTACTATGAGGAAGTTCGCATCATATTAGAAGATGCAGCACAAGCTGGTAAACAACTCAATGTCTATGAAGAAGCTAAAGTCAATAATCTTAATGCGAAGATGAAAGCTCTTTATGATGCAGCTTGGGAATCCATTACTAAGGCTTGAAAAACTTTAGCATTGCTTGGCAATAAGAATTCATCTTTCATATTGAATTCTTTTGGTTCACCATTAATCCAGATTGCTGACATAGGAATATCTTTGCCAGCATTAACCGATACAGGCAAACCATCTTCTGCGGTTACATAGAAGATTGCTGATGGACTGATTTCGTAGTTACCAATTTTCATATATTGCCCTTTCAATTCATTTTATCATATAACAAAAAGCCCTCGAAAGGGCTTGTAATAGTAGGAATTTTTACTCGTAAACTACTTCTACATCCGAGCACAATTCACTAATGTAAGCAGCGCACTCTGGATTGTTATTGGAATCAAACTCAGAAATAGCATCTTCTTTTGAGAATCCGCTATAAAGAATGAAATACTCCAAACAATCGTCATAATCAACTTTCGAACTTTCAACAAAATATTTGACTGACATGATTTCCCTTTCGTGGTTATCTTGGAACTTCCAAAATCATATTGCCATCCATGATTTCAAACAAAATCGCTTTGGCTCTGTTCAAACTCTGTCTGGCTCTCTCATTCGCACCCACAGCCAATTCCTCTTGAGCATCACTCATAAGACCAGCAACAACAATACCAGCCCCACCCAACTTGTAGCTGGCTGATGATCTGATCTGCGCTATAAACTGCTCAATGTCGCAACCATACATTTCCTGACTCATGCTGCACTCCTTTCTTGAAATTGCTGGATAACTGCCCTAGCAGCAGCAGCCCTGCCCATTTGACCTTTTGCCAAAGCCAAGATCAAAATCCCTTGGGCTTGGGCAATACTGAAAACCTCATATCCATACAAAGGCAAACTCATTTCAAACTCCTTTCGTGATTAACTACTACACTTACATATTAATGCTTATTAGGTATAGGCACAAGGACTATTTCACTATTTGTTGTATTTGTGCAAAAACAACACTTTAGGTAAATAGATTTGACATTGATGCTAAATAGGCATAATATTAAATTGTTCATTAACTCTCACGAAAGGATAAAAAATGAACCTCTTGATTGCCAAAAAATGCTTTGGTTCTTATCAAAAAGTTGCTGTAGTTCGCAATGGTCTGCCAGTTCTTGAGGGTCGGCAGGGCTATGTTGCTTCTAGTGCTTTGAAGTTCTTTGAAGCAGAGCCAGCAGCCCTTGATATTGAATATATGCTCGATGGTATCGAGTATCGGGTTTCTAAGTTTTTCTAGTAGTTCAACCACGAAAGGAGTTGTTATGAAATACCAATTAGATGTTACTCGTGATGTAGATGCAGATGGCGATGCCTATATGCTCTGGTTGCCATTCGGCTTTAGATTTTCAGATGATTTAGTCCATGTTCGAGGTTTTGATACTATGGCTGAAATTCGACAAGCTGCCAAAAATGATGTTATTCCCTGCGATTGTGAAGATTGCAAGTTGAATATCAAAGAATTGGATGCCAAGAAAGCATCTTTTATGAAGGAAATGCTGAAGTAGCAAAAATGCAACAACCCTAAAAAAGTTGTTGCATTAATACCTAATAGGTATATACTGAAAGTGTAGTAATTAACCACGAAAGGAAAATTATGAAAGAAGTTGAAATCTGGGCTGGCAAAAAAGTCATGGCATACCAGGATGCTGACTTGGTTGAAAAAATGCCCTATATCAAAGCTGCTGAGTCTGTCTGGTATCAAAGCTGGTTGGACAATGGCGGTGAGGATGTCGGTAGCTGCTGCGGTGGCAAAGCGATTCGGATTTACTACTTGGGCAAAGGAAAAAGAAATGTTGTAGAAAAAAGCATTGTGCCTTGTAGCTTTGTTCAGGGAAATGTGGCTGCTGCGAAATCAGTTGCTCCTGCTTTGGAATTCTTGGCTGCTAATGGGATTGTCGGTGAGTATTACGATGGTTGGATGGATTGATTAATGCCCCTTCGGGGGCTTCACGAAAGGAATCAAAATGAAAAAAGAAATTAGTAGTCATGCTGGTGCTGCCAAAATGATTCGGGCTTATATGAAAGCTCAAGGAATCGCTGGTAGTGTTCGTAGCAAAAGCTACAGCATGGGCAGCAGTATTCATGTTTATGTCCAAGATTTGCCACCAGCCCAGTATGCTGATTTGGTTGCTTATGTTAATCAGTTTGAGTATGGTCACTTCAATGGCATGGAAGATATTTACGAAATAAGCAATCGTAGAGATGATATTCCTCAAGTGAAGTATGCCTTTGTTGATAACAAAATGAGTGATGAGTTGGGCGAGAAGATTTACCAGTTCATGAAAGGTTATTACTCTGGTATGGAAGGTGCGCCAGATAGTTTCAAGGATGCTCATAGTTTCTACAATATGAGTTTCAATGGGTATGCCAGCCACTTGGTTTACAAGTTGTTTGCTGGTGGTTATATGCAAAACCAGTACTATGAGTTTGTAGAAGGACAGAAGGCTGCGTAATGAATATAGATATTATTTTGGATGCGATTGCTTTTGCGATTGACAAGCATGGAAAGCAGGTTCGGAAGGATGCGGAAGAATCTGCCTACATTAGACACCCAATCGAGGTGGCTCAATTGTTGATTATGGCTGGTGTAGTTGATGAGGATGTTATCGCTGCTGCGGTCTTGCACGATGTAGTAGAAGATTGTGGGGTTTCGGTGGCTGACATTTCTGCTCGCTTTAACCCTCGTATCGGATTGATTGTGCAAGAGGTTAGCGATGATCCTGCTTTGAGTGGCATGGCTCGTAAGGATGCCCAGGTAGTTAAGGTTGGCATGATTAGTCCAGAGGGCAAATTAATTAAAGTAGCTGATAAAATCTGTAACTTGCAAGATGTCTTATATAGACCGCCTGTAACTTGGGATGATGCTAGAAAAGCTGCTTATTTCGATTTTGCCGAAAGAGTTTTTAATGCTGCTAATATTAAAAACCCTTATTTGGTTGAATGTTTCAATGATTTAATGGATAAAAGAATTGTTATTTGATGAACAAAAGAAATCGTGGCACAAATGGTGTCGTGCCTAATACAACTGAAATTATTGCAGCTAGAGGTGATTTATCACAATCCAAAGCAGCATCTTTAATATATACTACCCAAGCTAGGTGGAGTAATTACGAAACTGGCAAAAGTCGTATTCACCCTGCTGCTTGGGAATTATTTTTATTAAAGATTGGTTCTAGACATGAAATTTAAAAATTTAAAAAATAATACTTTTGTTAATGCTGTTGGAGATTTGGCTCAAGACCTTTTAAAAGATAAAAATTATCGTTTAGCTGTTGATGCTGATTTTAAAGAATCTGAACATCCAAGAGATAATGATGGAAAGTTTTCCTCTGGTGGCGGTGGAAGTTCAAAAACTACTGAAAAATCCAAATCAAGTGGAAAAACCTCAAAATCAAGCAATAAATTAACTTTAAAAGCCGAAACTGTTAGAAGTGAAATTAAATCTTTTGGTATAAAAGCTAATGTAAAAGTTGCCGAAGGTGGCGGTTCAGTTAAAGTTTTTATACCTTATGGTCAAACTTGGAAAGAGCCAGAATTAAAAAAAGTTTTACAAACTATGGAAAAAAATGGTTTTACCATGTCGCAAGGAGTTCCTATTGATGTAGATAGACAATCTCAAATGATAGGGTTAAATCAATTTAATTTTCATCCAAAATAAGACTTCAAATGACTTTCTATGAAGTCTTAACTGCTGCTATCAATGACTTTATTGAACATGGCTTTGATTCCCAAAGTCGTGTCGATAACTGGCTCAAGAAAATCAAAGAAGCTGCGGAAAAGGCTTTAATTTCCGATGAGCAAATGCAAAGGGAAATGGAAAAGGCTTTAAATGCAGCCTTTTCTCGCTTAGTCACCAAAAGTGGTTTAGTCAATAAAGATGTCAGTAAGTATGACATTGAGAAACTCAAGCCTAAACTTCGGGCTGAGTTGGATCGCAGAATCATGGCTTCTGCAAACCTTATTAAATACAATCGAGAGCAAAGTATTACAGATGTGCTCAGAAGATTTGAAGGTTGGGCTACATCCATTCCTAAAGGCGGTTCACTCGCAGTAGACCGCAATAAAGAAAAGCAAAATATTAAAAAGTCTTTAGCCAAAATGCCTTTTAATCAAAGGCGAGTTGTAATAGATCAAACTCATAAACTCATTTCTAATATTAATGACATTGTCGCTATTGATAATGGCGCAATTGCTGGTAAATGGCATAGTCATTGGAAGCAGATTAATTACAACTACCGCAAAGATCATAAAGAGAGAGATGAAAAAGTTTATGTCATTCGTGGTAACTGGGCGAGTGAAAAAGGTTACATAAAGGCAATTAATGGATATACTGATGACATTACTTCGCCAGGCGAAGAAGTGTATTGTCGGTGTAATTACAAGTATATTTACAGTTTGCGTAAAATGCCAAAAGAAATGCTGACAAAAAAGGGTGAACTAGCGTTACAATCATCAAAAATATCGTAGGGTAGTTTATGCCATTTGAATCCGAAGCTCAAAGAAAAGCTATGTATGCTGCTTTAGCAGGGCATAGCAATATCGGAATTCCAAAAGAGGTGGCTAAAAAATTCATTAAGCATAGCGAAGATAACTCTGGCGATTTCCCAGAAGAAGCTACTCCACTCAGCACTCCAGAATTTAAAGAAGATGACGAAATTGTCATTCGTGCTGGCAAAAAAGATGAATTAAAGAAATTTCAAGGTGATTTGGCTGATGTAGCCAAAATCATTATGGGTCTTAAAGACCAATCCCAAACTGTACCTCGCTTTGGACAAGACTCAGAAGCATGGGAAACCAAAGAGGGTAAAAACAAAAATGGCGGTTTAAATGAAAAAGGTCGTGAATCCTATAACAAGGAACATGGTGCTCATTTAAAAGCCCCTCAGCCTGAAGGCGGCTCAAGAAAAGAGTCTTTCTGTGCTCGCATGAAGGGCATGAAAGCAAAACTAACTAGCAGCGCAACCGCTAATGATCCAGATTCCAGAATCAACAAATCCCTTAGAAAATGGAAATGTGATGATGATTCTTCCATGTCGGATAAATTGGCTCAAATCTGCGATTCATTAATTGAATATGCTCAAGCCATTCCAGATGATGATCCTTGTTGGGAAGGCTATCACCAGATTGGCATGAAAGAAAAGAATGGTAAAGAAGTGCCAAATTGTGTGCCAGATGCAGCCGAACTTGTAGCTAAGACTCCAGAAGTAGTTGCTCCAGTTGCCAATAATGCTGGCGCAGCAGGTCGGGCTTCTGGAATTATGTTTGTTACTGGCGAAGGTCATACTTTGCTGATTCGCAGAGGCGCAGGTGGTGGGGATTACCCTAATACTTGGTGCGTACCAGGCGGTCATCAAAAAGAAGGCGAAACTTTAGAAGAAGCTGCTCGCAGAGAAACCAAAGAAGAAACTGGCATTGACTACAAGGGCAAGCTCGAAGTATTACACGATGATGGTCAATTCTGCACCTACATTGCTAGAGATGTAAAAAAAG